TGGTTACTTTCGATGTTTTTGAAAGTTGGTTGACCTGCCTCTAGTCCAACCAAGTCTCCTTGCACACCAAGTTCGATCCTTTTTCTTAATGAACCAGACATCCCCATAGCTTCTGTTAATGGTCTGCTTTTTAAACCAATATGTTTACCTGATACTTTCTCTGCTCCAATCACTGCGATTTCTGCTAATAAATTTGCATACAACATAGAGGCATCAACCATAAACATTACTAAATCAAGACCAGGTGTTTGTCCTTCTTTCCTAAAACTATAGTTTTCAAATGCATTCACAAACGAAGACATTTGTTTAGGTATCTGCATAAACTTTAAAGCTAAAGCAAAAGAAGTATATTTACTTTGAAGAGATGTAATAAACCTCATTGGTGCAGAGTTATGTACATATGAGTCAGGGTTTATAGCGTAGTTAACTGCTTGTCTCATGACTTTCTGCACTTTTAAAGATTCTAAAAGTGACCTAACATATGGGTCACTAAAAACACCTTGAAGCATTTTTGTTGGAATAGCATATGCCTTGTATCTTTCCATTGCTTTAACATGGTCAATTAATGTAGCTGAAAAATCTATATCAATATTTACATTTCCTTTATTATCTGACCTACGTTTAAGTGCAGGTGCACTCTCTGCATTAAATATTGCATTAAAATCTCCATCAGCAAGCAATGAAGTCATCTTTTTGCTTGTAGAAACTGTTTGAGTTGGAAAATAATTTTGTACGTAATTAAGATTTACATCATTGGCAGCACGATACACATCATTAGTTTCATTATAATACTCATTACTTAGGAAGTAAACTATTTTATCTGCAAACTCAGTTACATCCTTGCCTAAGAAAGCTTCAATGTCATTTATCGTTGCTCTACCAAAGCCTTGTCTCTCAAGTTTTTCTCTTTGATTTTCATTTTTATGCAACGCATAAATTCTTAAAAGTTTATCTCGACTTAATGTGGTCGTGTAGGGTGGACCTAATGTTCCATCATCTAGTGCCTCTCTTGTTCTTATATCCATTGTTCCAGACTCATAAATTTTATTACGAATCTCTCTAAAGCCTTTTGTTATACCACCTACACTGTTAGCTATATCATCTAACTTATTCATTGTTCTGAAATAACCTTTCATGTTGGATTCGTCAGCCAGGTTTAATCTTCGGTATACATTATCTGTAAAAAAACTACCTTTTTTGTCAAGGTTATTAGTTAGTGTTCCTAAATGTTTGAGGTTATTTTTAAATCCTCTTATCAGTTCAGCAAATGAACCAAACCTATAATGGTTTACGTATTCTTTTGCCCACTTCAAGTATTTCTTTTCAGCATATAGTTTTTCTATTCTAACTCGGTCTTGTGCGAGTTGGTTTGTGTTTTTTGGGTTACCATCTTGATCTAGTATTTCTGGAAAGCCTTCTTTTATTTGAACCTCACCCTGCTTGTTCATTTCAGCAATTTGCTCTGCACGAGCTGCTCTTCTACTTTTAAATCTTCTTATACCTTCTGCATTTAAATCTTTGAATGCATTGTATAGTTCAGTAGTTTCCTCTAAGGTCATGTTTCCAAGGTCAGAGAAATTATCAAAAGCATAAGATAGATTTATAAGTCTTTGTTCATCAGCAGTTAGCTTTTTACCATTAATCTCTTTTATTATGGCTTGAGTAATTACATCTTCATTTACACTAAGTTCTTCTAAAATTTTCAACATACCATCAGTGTCATTATTCAGAACAAGTTTTAATATGTTATTTGCTTCCTGAAAGAATGACTGAGCTTCTGCTGCTATACCTTTACTTTTGGCTTTGTTTGCCTCTGTTATTCTTTTTTTACTTTTTTCAGAAACAAGCTTTGCCATTTTCTTAATGACAGACTTTTTCATTATTTCTCGTTGAGCATCTACCTGTTTGTTTACATACTCTACATCACTAAGAATAGTTGCAGGAGTAGCTTTTGCAATACGTGAAACAATCTTAGTGATACTACCCCTGGTGTAAAGATTAGATTTAGGTAAAGCTTTTCGTATATAGTTTCTAAGAATACGTTTAGCTTCTTGTATATCCTTAATCCCTTGCTGATAATCCTTTATCCTTTGTTTAAGAGCATTTATCTCCTGAGACACTACTTTGTTAGCACGAGTTCCTATAGTCTTGTCTAAGGCTATTATAAGTTGTCTTTGAGTTGTTTCAGGTTGTGCCTGGAACGAAGCTTCTGCTTTTAATAGCTCCAAAGCTTTTGCTCTAATTTCTGATTTGGTTTTAGGAGGTACAGTTATAGTTTCAGTTACACCTATCCTTGGATACCTGCTAAGTATTTCCTCGTCTGTCATTGCAAATAACGTAGGACTAGCAGCTCTAAGAGTTGTTACTCTCTGTTGTCTTTCTTCGTCAGTTTCTCTACGTGTTCTTCTAGTAGTTCTTGGTTGAGCATAAGACTTTAATTTTTTTCTTATCTTATCAAACAAAGCTTGACCCTCTTCCATACCACCTTCCATATTACCAAACTCCACTGGCACAACTACATCATTAAACAATGTATTGTCTAGGTTTACAACCATTGCTTTATTTATATCAGTAGCTTTAAAACCTCTTCCTTTCAATACTTCTTTTATAACTGCATCAGAGAAACCTTGCTCTCTACCTGCAGATATAATAGTGGTCATAGATGTTTCATCAAGACTTATTCCTGTCATCAACTGAAGCTGACCAGGAAACTCCTTGACTTGAGCATCCTTAAATACTTGCTCTCCTGATAGTAAATCAACTACAACTCCCTGCAAAAATTGATCAAGTGTTATGTTTTGTATTTGCTCATCAGTATACTGAGACAAACCTACCATTGATTTTACAAATCGATATAATTTCTTTAACCAATTTTTAAAGTCAGCTTTTACGGCAGCATTAGCAAATGATTCACCCTTGTCTCCAATAGCAGTAGCCAATGCTTCTTCAAGGATAAACTCACGAATCTCTTGTTCAGTCCTTCCTTCTTTCTTCATTTGCTTTATCACCCTCTGATACTCAGCACTATTCTCAATCTGCTTTACATATGTGTTGTCAGACTCAATAAGCTCTAAGCCTTTATTATATAGCTCTGGTCTTTGTTGTTTAGCAATGTTATTCCATATGTGACCAAACTCATGTATAGGTGTATTAAGATTGGCAGCAGCAGGATTCAAGTATAATTTCCCCTGGAACACTGCACCATATACTTTCCCTTGGTCTCGTTGTCCTTTTGTTGTTAAAGCAACAACCTCTGGGTTAGCTAATAAATTATCAAAGCCTTCTTGAGTATCTACAACCTCAACACTTGGAAATGACTTCTTTAATAAGTTTATAAATTGAGAATACTTTTCTACTTTAGGGTCGGTAAATGTATATATTTTATCTGCATTTAATTGAGCTTGATAGTAGGCATCGTTGTAAGCCTGCTTGGCAGTAAACTTTACTTTAGTAGCTATCTTTTTACCCTTCTCTATTGTCTTGGTTGCCTTTCTTTTAATTACTCCTGTAACTTTTTTTTCAATAGTTTCTCTCACCCTTCCAACCATGTTCCAGAAAGGAGTAGTTTCTTCAAGGATAGCAACTGCTTTACCTCTGATAAAGTATGGGTAGTTGTCATGTTTAGGCAGGTCTTCATTCTCCTGGTCTTCTGGAGTTATAAGTGCTTCATCTGCAGTCTCTTTGGTGACCTTGTTTCCATTTTTATCTGTAACCTCAATCACAGTAGTTAATGCACCGACAGGTAAATTAGCTACAAAATCTTGAGATACATCAGCCGTTAACTTCTCCATGGTAAAACCTATGTTCTCTAAAAATATTCCTATGTCTGTACTTGATTTCTTTTTAGTAGTAGGTATTATAGCTTGTAAAAATTCTTTTCTTTTAGCAGATGACGATTCATTTATGGCATCAAAAAACTCTTTTAATGTTGTAGACTCAGAAGCTTCTTTTTTAAATAGTTTCTTTTTTTGTGCAGCAACATATCTTTGTATTTCAGAAAACAAATCCTTTTGTTGATTATTATCTAAGCTTTCTAAAATATTTTTATTGAATGCCTCATTACCTATTATTGCAGTAGGACTCATGTTAAATACAACAGTATAGTCTGACTTGATAGCACCTTTAATAATTGCTTTAGCAGCCATTTCTGTTATAGATGCCCATGCCACTTTGCCAAACAACTTATCCATATATGGAAACATTGGACCTCCCATAAACCTATCATTAGCAACAAGCTGATCAGCCATCACTAGATTTATTTTTTTGCCAATCAATTTAAACAGACCCATACGTTTTACCTTTTCGGCAAACTTAGTTCCTTCTTTTATTTCAATAGGTACTATACTTGGAATCGCTTTGTTTTTAGCTTGTTGAATTACAGAATCCCTGTACTCTATCATTTGGTCATAACCTGTTTCTGGGTCAGAGAAAGTTTTCTCTTCGATATCAATTACATTGTCAGGGTCATACACCATTGCAATTACATCAGGTGTTCCATCAGTATCTTTGTTCCAACCTTCTGGAGCATACTCCTCATTAAATGGTGTCCTAGAAACTACTCTAAAACCATTACGCTTATATATGTCTGTAAGGTAATTGTCAAAGTTATCTAGCTTGATACCTCCAAAGTCTACTGCTTTTTTCAATATCCTATCGGCAACTCCTTTTACTTTTTTCTCTACTGCCTCTGTAAATTTATATACACCTTTGATGTCCCCTTGGGAATCTACAAAACCTGAACCACCTTCAACTTCTACAGGGATAAGACCACTCTTGTCTTCTACTTCAGATACAGTCCAGTAATTTTCAGGTAGAGCATCTTTAGTTTGTTTTAATTTTTTTACCGAAAAAGCAACTGCAGCCATTTCATCTTCTTCAAAGTTTTCCATCAGTCTCAAAGCTTCAGCCTCAAGTTCTTTCTTTTTATTTTCTGGAGTAACTTTTGTAGATAGTTGAAACTGTGGATTAGTTTGATTTACAAACGCTTCAAGGTCTGCAACCTCTTGATCAAATTCCTGACGTTGTCTTTGACGATTATCAATATCTTCAATCAATATCTGTATATCACTTACAGTCTCCTGGTTAGATGTATCTAAAATAGTATTTTCAAACCCAGTTAATCTTTTTCCTTTTGATTTTTTATCTAATGCATACGCAATAATACCTCGTCTATCTGCTTCTTCTAGAGTATTATTTTCATATGCAGTCTTATGTTTTTTTAATGGTTTTAAAAGAGAAGGAGCTAATTCAACCTCAGCTTCAACCTCAGCTTCAGGAGCAGGAGTAACAAGCATATTAGCCTCTACCTTTGTTCCATCACCAAACGCTTCTGCATAAGCAGGAGCATTTGCAATGACATCTTTAGCCATTGCTTTTGTATCTACCTCAATTATTTGTCCTGTAACCTTATTAACAATCCACCATTTATCACTTGTCTTATTCCCTTCTTCATCAAATAAAGCTTGCTCTTGTCCTTGACGATTATCTAGTATTTCAAAATCTTTAGACCATATTTTCTTATTGGTCTTGTTCATTTCGTAAACCACTTCATCATCAACCTCTACCTCAGCTTCAGGAGTATCTCTAAATACTGGAGCAGTTTTATTTGCGACATCTAATGCTGCCTCTTTAGTCTCAATGTTATCTTCAATGACAACATCGTTTTCAACAACTGCAAATGTATTGTCTGGCTTAGTTACAACCTGTACACCTGTAGGCTCTTGAGTTTCTTCAATAATAACATTTTCTACTACTGCTTCAGAAGTAAATGTTTCTGCTATAGTTTCGTTTACTTCAACAGGTGTTGGTCCTATTGTTATCGCTTGTTGCGTTTGCGTCTCATCTTTGACTTGCGTACCCTCTTCGGCAGTAATGTCGATTTTGGTGTCTCCTTCTCCCAACGCTTTGCCATCTTCGGCTTGTTGAGGTACATCCACCTTCTTTGTGCTTGACTCTTGAATGGCATCTATTTTTGCTTTTAGTTTAGCAGCAATTTCAGGGTCACCGACTACTGTCGTGCTACCCATTCTTTTAAATTGTTTGCTAGTTAGGTTATCTATTTTTTTTAAAAACTTCTCTTTTGTTAACATTTTTCCACCCCAAACATACTTTGCAGCTTTCCCTCTTTCAGTTTTACCTAATATACTATTAAGGTTAACACCAGTACCAACAACATTACCTTCAGCATCTATTGATTGTTGTTCAGGTATTTTGTTTGTTTCAGCAATCTCAGCAATCTCAGCATTAATATCACTAATTTTTTTTCTAAATATTTCTTTTGTATTGGTTGACTGAGTAAGTTGATTCCTTGCATCTATCAACTCAGCTAACCTTGCTCTTGCTTTTTTAGTTCTTGGTGATGATAAAACTGCAGCCTTACTTACATTTAGCAGTTCGTTTATCTGTCTTCTGATGCCTACATTTTCTTGTATTCTTTGTGCCTGGTCATCATTAATCTTACCAAGCTTTAACATGTTGTTTGCCCAATTAGAAACACGACTATCACTAGCAACGTCATTAACCATTCCCTCTAAATCATTTGCTAAAAAGTCTGCTAGTTTTAAATTAGTGTTTCTCCTAGCATCCATCATTATATTGAAGCTTGCCATAGAAACATTATTTCCACCTGCACCACCCATCTCTGCGATTATCTCTTTAAAATCTACTTCTTGACCTGAACCAATTTGAGCTAAATACTCTCCAAAACCTTCAGCAGCAGGGTCATATATAGCACGTTCTGCAGCAAACAATCCTATTTTTGAACCTTTTGAGATAAGTTTTGATGAAGGTTTAAATACTCTACCTGCTAAACCTGCAGATAAAAAATCTACTGAACCTATAATAGCACCTCTTTTTACACCAACATCATTCGCATAATCCCACACCCTTTGGTCTTCTAATCCTTTCTCTACCTGCTGAGGGTCTAGGTAGTTATAATTATTTTTTTCTAATCCATCTAATACAGAGTTGGTATACTCCATTGCAAAGCTTGTTAAAGCAAAACCTGTTCTAGCACCATACCCTAAACCTGATAATCCTCCTGCCAAAGTCCCTGCTCCTGGAGCTACACTACCTACTATTGCACCAGTACCTGCACCAACTCCTGCAAACGTAGGTATTAACTTTACACCATAAGGCAAAAGCTGACTCAGTGATTCTCCTGCTAATGTAAACATCCACTCTAAAGGGTTGTCTAAAATTACGTTAGTAACTTCTTCGCCTGTATTTGCTGCTGCAAACCTAGCACTTACACGACTTAAATTTGGAGATTGTGATCCTAAATATTTTGATATAAGCTTTGCGTTTTCTTCTTTACTATTTGTGGCATTTAAAACACCTAAGTCTTCAATACCTAAAGCCATAGCAAGAATAACCTCCATTGCCTGACCTCTTTTATATCCATTACTTACTGCAGTATTAAATCCTTCTAGATTATCCACATAGTCTCCTTGAAGAGACTTATTTACTTTCTTACTATAAAAAGTATTTGCCACTTCATACTTTGCTGCAGCTTGTTCTTTTGCAACATTTACGGTAACTAAGTCTTCCGTATACTTATCTTTTAATCTTGATTGTGCTTCATTTTGTGGAACAAAGTTTAGTAGCTCCTCTATACTTACACCAAGATTTTCTTCTATTTCTTTGTTTAATACAAACTCTGCAACCCTTGCATCTCGGTTTGATTCTGCAGCTACAGTAGCAGTCTTCTGAACTCTATCTATTAAATATTCATCAAAGTCTTCTCTAGCTTTTATTTGGCTTTCATCTTGCATAACAAACTTTGAAAGCTTATCTCTTTTAGATTCTAGGTCTTTTAGGTATTCCTCAGCATCAAGCCTTACCCTTCCATTTACATATAAATCTCCGAACTGTTCTTTTTCTTCTTTGGTTAACCCTTCTTCATACCTCTTATCATAAAGCTCACCTGTAATAGTTCCTTCTATGAAATCAATCTCTTCACTTAAATCCTGGTAATCGTCATATGCTTTTCGGCTAGTCATATAATCTAACCCTCTGTCGGCATAAAACTTATCTGCTTCAATATCAGCAGTACTAACATTTTTCCAACTCCCCTCTGCAAAATCTTGTGATTGTTCCTCAGTGTCAAACTCAAAAACTTCTCCCCTTTGCTTTGCTAAAAATATAGACTCTTCCATATTTAACTCATACCAATCCCTTGGTTTTGAGGTAGGGTTGTCTGGGTCTTTTGGAAATAAAGTTGGAGCTACATAATACTTACCATCCTCTTCATATGACATAAATTTTACAGTAGATTCTGTGCCATTAGAATTAACCATAGCCACAGGTCTTATTTGCTTTGCTCTAATGGCTTTATTTAATTCATCTTCTATAACTAAATCTTCTTCAGTCTGAACCTCAGTTCGGTCATCAACACTTCTTGCATTACTATTTATAAAATCTTTTAATTTTTTAGAGGTTGGTTCGCCAGTGCCATCAAAGGTAAAATTATCTACTTCTACAACTGTCCTGTCTTTTCCATCTAAGGTTCTAACAACTACTACGTCTCTTCCGTATTGACCTGCAGGTGTAGCAATAAAACCATACTTACCAAACTTTTTATTTAATAATGCAGCTACTTCATTTTGTTCTTTAAAGGTGAGTTCTGCATTTATTTCAGAAAGATTGTCTTGAAACTCTTGTGAGTTTCTTACAATGTCAGATTCTTTTTTCTGACTTTCAATAACTTGTTCTTGATCTTTAAGTTCTTTTTGCTTTAATTGAGATAAAGCTTCCTCATCGGTTATGTCAAATCGAGCCTTTCGTTCTGCCTCTCTTTGGTCATTTGCTTCTTTTATTTTTTTATATTCATCTGTCTTTAACTGAAAAGCAGCATCTGCTTCTTCCTGAGTAGGATACATTCCTAACTCATCAATAGTTTTTGGTTTAGGTTTAGGTATGGAATTAAAGCCTTGAAATTCTGAAATGCCAACCGAAGAGTTTGAATCGATAACATCTTTTTTTTTTAAAGAACCCTCTTCAACGAATGAATCAAACTTTTCTTGACCATATCTTTCTACTAAAAATGACTCAGTATATTTTTTACCATCAGGTGCAGTAAACTCGTCTTCATCTAAAACAGATTCTTCTACTGTAGATATTTCTTCTAAACTATTATCAGATACAAAAGCATCAAACTTTTCTTGACCATATCTTTCTATAAGAAACGATTCGTCATACACTTTACCATCAGGTGCTTTAAATTTTCTATCAGTCATATTTTATTATTTACCCACATGTTTTCATTATATCATCCCAAGTCCCAGGACAATCTTCTTTTGTTTTACCTAGTGTTGGGTCTGGTTTATCATCATCTGCTTTTGGTTTTGTTTTACCTTTTGCTATTTTTGGTATTACACCTTGAGATAATAACTCTTTAAGAATTCCACCATCTACATTTTTAAGATACCCTTTAAGGAAGTTAATAAATTTTTGACCAGAACCTTTATTTTGGGTAGAAATTCTAGTTATTTCTTTACCATCTGTACCCAGTATCTTTATTACATCACCTGTAACATCAGCCTGTTCTATAGTTAATCCAAGCTCTTTGAACACATCCTCAAATGCTTCCATAAAAACTTCTTCTGTATTATTAAAATCTATTAACGAAACCTTTTCCCCATCTTTTGTAGTTCCAGTTAGGTTTTCTAAGAATACATTCCTAGATAATACAGGGTCTACCTGTGCAGGGATTTTCTTTTCATCTCTTTGGCTTAACGAACTACCTGGTGAATATCCATCTACATCTTCGCCTGCACCTATCATTCTTTTCTTAGGGTCTGTTTGCTGATGAATTTCAGTACCAACTAAAGACCAACTATCAGCAGTAATTGGAGTTCCTGACTTTCCTATAATTAAAGCATTTTCACCTGTTCTATTAAGGGTTTCGTCTTTATACTTAACCTCTAGTGTTACATTACCTTTACCATCATCCTTAATGTCGATATATCTCAAACCTACTTCGTCTCTAAGATAAGGGTCAGATAAAAGAGATTTTGCTTTTCGTTTTATTTCTGCTTTGGTTAGATTATCACCATACATACTATTCCATAGCTCAACTGAATTTTCTTGTGCTTTTTGTTTGTTTCTTGCAAGTATTCTTGATTCTCTTGGTGGACTAGGCTCTTTTTTAGTCTCTGTACGACTTAGTTGTTTATCAATCTCTCTACCAATAAAACCTTCTGCTTCTTTATATTGTTTCTTTCCAATCTCACTGCTAAAGTCTGGCACAAGTTTACCTGATCCTGGTTGATTAGGGTCAGCAACTAATAGTATGGTATTTTCGTCTTGCTTGTTAGGGTCTCTTGTGTATCCATATGCCTTTCCGTTAGGTGCAATCCCAACGTAATCAGCCAACATGCTTCCCACATTCTGACTTCCTGTAGCCATTTGTACATTTATCATGTCCTGCTTTATTTTATCAAACTCAGGTAACTGCCTAACGTCATCGATAGAAAAATTTGGTCCAAAGGTTTTTACGTATTTTGTAGCCAACCTATCTACGTCTGCATCTAAACTATCAAGCTTATACTTGTCTACTTTTTGTGCAACAGAAAAATTAAGTTCTTGAACAGTAATAAAACTACCAGGTGCTTTGTCCATAGTTCGAACAGTCTTTCCATCTCTTTCTTCGTTCATTAACTTACCAACACTTACCTGACCATTTGTAGGGTTAATGTAAGCCTCGTGGTTAGAAAAGTTTGCAAAGTCTTCAAGCTCTGCCATTTGAAATTGCTCTTGCAGACCAGAATCTCCATTATTAAACCTATCCATTTTTTCTTTGTAAACGGCTTGATATTTTTTTCCTAAATTAAAAAGTTGCGTAGTCCCTTCGGTAAGGTTAGCACGACCAATATTATAGTCCCTTAGTTTTAACTGACCAGACTTCAGTAGTTTATCCTGCATTAAACGCATTTGTTGAGCATTGTTTGCATAGGTCATAGCAAACTCATTTAAGCCACTGTGCTCGCCTTGTGGAGCTTCTGAAAGGGTTATGCTTAACTCTGAAGTAGCATCGTTAATAGCCTGTCTCTTAGACTCTCTAATAGCCTCAACCTCTTTGAGAGAGTTTACCATATTAGAGGTAATCTCTGCCCAGTTTACCTGACTACTAGCATCCCTTTCTGCGTACTTATAATATGTTGCCATTTACATTTTAATTTTTAATATAATCCTATGCCTTGATTTATGAGATTTATTTGACCAGGAGTCATACCTCTCAAGTATGTTTGTAATTCTTCAGGTGTCATCATTGAAATATCTTGCATACTAAATTCTTGACCCATCAATTCTCCATCTGTACTAAAACCTGCCTTGTTTATTCTGTTTATCATACCCTCATCAAAAGATGAAAGTTGTTTTTTCTGAAGGTTAGCTAAAGCAAAGTCTTTTCCTCCATATACATTGGCATCAAATCCTAAGCCAAAAGGACTTGGAGTAAAACTTATACCTGGATTTTCTAATTTATTATATCCTGTCCCTATTCCTAAGAAACCTTTTCCTTTTCCTGCACCTTGCATATAAGCAGCTTTATCAGTTCTTACTGCCTGCCTCTGTGCTTTTGCTTGTGCTCTCGCTGCAGGACTCTTTGAAAACAATGGTGCTGCCTCTGCTGCTTGTGCTCCAAAAGCTGCTAACTGTTGAAATCCTTGTGACTGTGCTGCTACTGCTGCCTGACTAGCATCTGATGCTGCCATCTGTGCTCCTGCAACTTCACCTAAATCTAACTGAACACCAACGTCACGAAGTCTTGATTCTTCTGCTGCTGCTGCCCTATCTAGTGCAGTCATCTCTTGACCCATTGCTGATCTAATTCCTTGCTGACCTTTTTGTTGTGCTAGTTGTATTCTACCTACACCTGCTGCAGCACCACGTTCAGACTCTCGTGCTGCCTCAACACCTTGTGCTCCTGCAACCAGTAAAGCCTCACGTTCAAGTTCGTAAGGCTCTTTCTGTATACCTAGTGCATCTAAATAGTTTACCTCAAGTTTTTTTCTAGCTGATGCCATTGCTCTTGCTGCCTCACGTTCTGCTTTTTCCTGAGCCTTACGTTGTTGACCTGCTTGACCAAAAGATGCACCCATTCCTATTGCACTTAATGCTAAACCTCCTATTGCTGCTATGCCTCCTAGTCCAAGACCTGTTGCTGTTGCTGCTCCTGCCATATTTTTTTAATTTTTTTTATGACCTTTTTAGGAAGGTCTTTATAGTTATTTGTATAAACATCTGCCTCAGCTTCTTCAAAAGTTTTAGCATTTGTTTTATATACACAACACCAAGTTGTATCTTCATGTATGTATAGTACTCTTTGAGCACCTATCTTAGTAAAAATTTTGTGTGGACCTTTTACTGTTTGAACCACACCTTTGTCATCCAAGTAAGATACCACTCCTTTTAACACAAAAGAAGGGTGGTCTTGTTTGTGTATCATACTCACAATCACCATCCCTTTCGGCATAAATATTTCACGAGTATACAAACCTCCTTCTAAATGTTGTTCTAAAGGCAGTTGTTCTTGCATCTCTATGCTTTGCTTATCCCCTGCCTTATGGTTCATTGTACCATCAATAGTATTCAGCTTATTTTGAAAAACTTTTATTTTATCCCACATTATACCTGTTAACTGAGGGATGCCACTTAATACTTGTTTTGCAAGTACTGATTCTTGTTCATCAACCATATAGCAAAGATACTAATTTTAAGGAAATGATTTCATTACCTCCGATTCGACTGCAAACAATTCAACTGCACCTGTATTGTTATTAGTTAAAGTAAACACTGCATAGTGACCTAATATACCATGAGACTCTGCAGTACCGTTCTTTATAAAGAAATAATACACTGGTGTTGTTGGTGGAATGCTACCTAAAGGATTTCCTGCACCATCAGTAATAGTGGTGTCAACAATTAAATAATTTTCTCCGTTAACTATATCTTCAACCTTATTAATTACTTTACCTATTAATGTAATTACACCACTAACATTGGTATACAACAAGTCACCTATACTTATAATTGTACCTATACTAACAAGTGGGTTTACACTAAAATAAACAAGGACCTGTGCAGGATTGCTTATGTTAGCAAAAATGTTGTTACCAATTCCATTGGCAGACCTTAAAGGGTACTGTGTTACACTTGCAGGCTCTGAACTTGATGCCCTAAGATATCCAAAGTATCCACCCTCTTTTAAAACAAACTCATCAGCTTGAATAAAATTACCCAACTGTTGGTCACTATCTACAGTAGCACTCCAAGAATCATCAGACTCTAGTGCTAGTGTTTTAAATATTTTATTTGCTAAAGGCTCTTCATTAAATACAGAAGTCATTATTGATGCGTAGTCTATTCCATAATAATTGTTTCTTCTATCATTTGTATTGTGCCTATAAAGATTACCCTCTTTAAAAGTGTATAAGTAATTATTCATACCCTGAATCCAATCTGGATAGTAAGTGTAAAAAGAAGGAAACCCTTTAACACCATCGTCATATGTAAGTGTGTAAATAGATGTTTCATTAACTTGAACCCCACCTGTTCTGTCAAATTGTTCCTCGTAACACCCATTCTTTGCAACGTATATTTTATCGCCAACAATTAATGGCTGAAAGTAATTGTAAGGAGCAGTAGAAACAGGTTCTGCAAAAGAATAAAACACAGACCCATCTAAGTTTAAAACAATATTTTGATAAGAATCTACTCCGTTATAAGATGTAAAATCTCCCTGTATGTATATTTTATCATCCCATAGAATTGTAGATAAGTAAGTCCTATTATTAAAACCTGTTCCAAAATTAGCAGAAGTATCTATAGAACCATCTTCATTTAATTTTATAATATAATTTGCTGAAATACCATTATAGGAAGTGAAATGACCTGTTACATAAAAAGATGTTTCATTTGAATATCTAATAAAGTAATTAGGATTACTGGCAAGGTATGGATTAAACCCAGTGCCACCGTTAAACGAAGGGTCTAATGATCCTGTAGAAGTTAGCTTTGTTATTCCAGGTGATACAGGTGTTCCATTAAATGTATTCCAATACCCTAAGCAAAACATTGAGTTGTCAGGGTTTATTAAGACATCAGTACCTGTATTGCTTCCACCTGAAAACCCTGAACCAATTACAAAGCTAGGGTCTATTGTTCCATCAGACAACAATCTGGCGATACGACTAGATGGTGTGCCATTAAAATTATCAAACAATCCTGTAATAACTATTGACCCATTAGAGTCTACTTTAGAGCCTTGAGTAAAATTATTAAATCCTGTTCCAATATTTTGAGAAAAAGCCAAGTCTATAGAACCATCAGCGTTTAATCTTGTTACTCTATTTTGAGAAACTCCATCAAAGGAAGTAAAAAATCCTGTACATATTATTTTACCATCATCCTGTTTTGTGATACTCTCTCCTACATATAGAACTTGATTAAACCCAGTCCCAATATTAAAATCAGTATCAACACTTAAATCTTCATTTAATTTTATTAATCCAGAATATGGATAATCAGTTTCTCCATTTGTGAAAGTATTAAAAGCTCCATAATAATATGTGGTATTATTTTCATATATGATATCTAACATGTAGAAATCTATTGGTAACCATCCGTAACATAAATTTTCTGTTGCCATATTTTATTTTATTGTGGTTGACACGTTCCTGCTATACACTGTGAAATATCAACTATTTGTCCACCTAATATTTCAAATACTCTAAAACTTGGACTTGTTCCTGTTGAGCTATTTAAGGCATCATAAGCATAAAACCCATCCCCTAATCCAAATGCACCAACCTGAACTACGTCACCTATTGTTAATGTGAAATAATCATTACCACTTACTGCAGTTGCACTTATATTTATATCATAACTATTGTTACAGTAAACATTACAAGTTGTTCTATTCGCTGATATAAAGAAATCTCCTGAACACACTGGACCTGTTGTTAATGTAGCTAACGTTCCTAAAGCTTGTTCCCTGTAATCAGAATCAAAAGGCTCTCTGTAAAACCCATCAACTGCAGGAACACTTAATAACATGTCTTGATATATTGCAGTTCCTGTGCTAAAAACTTCTCCAAGTGCCATATAAACTGAAACACTTGAGCCACCAATACAGAATAAATCTGAGGCAGAGTTGCTATTAAATTGTAAACTAACTAAATTTTCATCACAATTACCACATGTTTGTGGAGCTTCTAATTTACAATTTGTTAATTTTCTTGAAACTACTCCATCAGAATACCATCCATCAGGTGCACAAATTGTTTGATCAAAATCAGTAAAGACTTTTGTTGCAGTTGATAAACTCGATCCATTCAAATAATAATTTCCTAAAGTAGCCATATTAATTCTTTACTGTAAAATTTAATAACGTTAATATAAATTTCTTTTTTAAAATATCAATATGAATTTTAATAAAACTTATTTTTCCTAACCTTAAATTAAAATCAATTATATCCCACTTTTTTGCGTTTGATTTCCAACTATTTATATATTTCATAATTACTTATTTAACAGTTACACGTTTGACTATATATTGTTATTTCAGGGTCTCTGCTTACGATTGATTTAATACAACTTGAATAGGCTGAGAATGGAAGCATAAGTTGTGTAACAGTTGTTCCTGTACAATTAACTACGGTTACTGAACCATTTACGCTTGTGTTGTTTTCAAATTGTATAAAATTACATTCATTATCGCAACTGTCTCCACTTATAGATGAGATAATTATGTCTGGTGTTACGAAAGTATAACCTACAACTTTCCATAAACATCCTACACCTGAAACATTAACAGTTGTGTTTAAAGCTAATTGCGTTGGATAACTTCCCACTAAATTTTCTCCTGTGACACAGTCTTCAATAACATGATTTTGCACTGGGCAATCGCATGACTGCCAAACTATGCTAAAATTAGCAGACTGGTCTATCGCCTGAGCCGTACAGACTTGTATTGTTTCTAATTCACCTATTACTACATTAGTGTCTTTAATCCCACCACAGTCTCTATAAGTAAAAGTTTGTGGTCCAGGACCTGCTCCTGTAACATTATAATAATTACAAACATCACTGCAGTCTGCTACAGGATTTAAAGATGTTACATTTGTTGTAACACTTCCTGAAACAAATGCTACTACTTCGTATACACATGAGTCTGTATTAACACTAACTAAATCTCCAATGGTATAGCCTGCATCTGTTGCGTATTCTGTATTACCACTTAACACACTCCAATCTAAAACACATCTTTCTAATTGAACTAAATTTGCTATGTTACATTCACAATTACTCAAGGTAATGGTAACATTTGCAGGAATAGGGTCAATTGATCTTGCACATATTTTTACAGAAGTATTTTCTGGTAAACTTACAGTTTGAGGTAAGAAATTACAATCAACATAATCAATGTCTGTAGTGCCTGGGTTTGTACTAATTAAATCATATTCTTGACAGAAATTATCACAATCTGTTCCTAAGCTAAGAGCTGAAACTGTATCAGTAACCTCATCAGTAGACGAGCTAGTTATTTCAAAGTAACAATCAGGTAGTCCTGCTAATTGTACAAATTGACCTACGGTATAAGGACCTTGAATTACTTCGGTATTTACAACGCCATCTAGTCTACACTGTGTTGCAATAAATTTAGCTGCATCAGCACATCCACAACACGCATCAAAAGCACTTAGGGTTGAATAACACAACTCTGCTAACACAGGCTCTCTGTAATCATATATTAAATAAAGCTTATCAAAATCATTACCAGAAGGCATTATAAATTGCGACAAGTAGGTTGAGGTTGCTCCTGAAGCATCCAAAATACCTTGTGTTGATGCATTGATTAAATCTTGTATCGATGCAGGAGTATCAACATATAGTGTGCTGCTTCTTAAATACTTAAAGTTCATTGGTGGATTTGCAAAAACAAAGTCATCAGTTGGTAGTATCTTTTTTGAAATTATTGATACAATTGCACCATCTGCAGGAATAATCCCTGCTCCCTGTGGTCCTGAAACTGAACTGTATTGAGATATCAGTGGTGATGTGTTAGAAGATTTTAACTTCACCTGCTCTTGGTGTAATGGAGAAACAAATACTCCATCAATCCATCGGTATTGATTATGTATAGATTGTCCTGCATCTACTTTATCTGACACACATACTTGTATTATCTCAATAGTATCAGGTATAGGACAGTTTACAATAAATTCTACATCAGCATTTAATGTGCCTGAAAAAGTTAACTCAACAGTATCTGTTAATACCTTGTCTTTCTCAAAAGTTAATGTGTTTGAACCTGTGTTTAAATTAATCAAAGACGTATTGCCATCATAAATAGCAGTTAGTGTAAAAGGTCCATTTGATAAATTACTAACAGTAACATCAATATTTACATATCCTACTAACTGCCCTAAGTTGAAACAAAAGACTCTAGAAACCTGACTAAATACAAATACTTTTGTAATACCACAATCTATACATGGGTCTTCAATAGGCAATAAATCATCATTAGTACTAAAAACATATTCATCCATGTAAGGGTCATAGCCACCAAGTTTTTGTGTGTTAGGAGCTGCAATAAATCTATCTCTAAACCATGAACGCATTCCTGCTTCAGATATAACTGTAAGTTGCTCATTACTATAAGCACTACCTTTTAATTGAATTAATACGCCACGTTTTTGATCAGAAAAATATTTATCGTATCCATACACTGCAAAACTTTCTGGATTAAAACTTATACCAAACTCTTCAAGTCTTGCTATCTGAGTTCCAAGAACTTCAGGCACAGAAGTTATAGCTCCTCCAACGGCAGAATCAGATAATAAATTTTTACCTGCTAATACGTAAGATATTTTATCTTCTTGAAGAGTAAGTATATCGGTACTTCTAGCAAATAATTTTTGTATAGGACCAAACGACTCTTCTGTTCTTTTGAAGTTTAATAAACCTAAATTAAATTCATTAAGTTTATTTACATTACTTTCATCATTGTATATTCCACTATATGTAATATCAGCAAATCTATTAGCTTGGCGATAATCTTCTGAAGATGTAGTTGTAACTCTGTTACCTAGTAAAAGTGGTCTTCCAACCAAAGAGTCTCTTATTTTATAACTCTCAACACCATTACCAAAAGCAAAACAATTAAAAAACGATGTGTCTATAATTGCAGACTGAGATAATGTCTGAGATTGTATATTTCCAAGGTGAACGTTTTCTACCGATGTTGTAAGAATTGTTATGTTTGCAGGGTCATCAGGTGGCGTAGATGATGATGTAGCCATAGAATTACAATCACCGTTTATATTTGACATTGATTCACCTGGCTCTAAAATAACTTGTTCTTGAAATCCATTTAGCGTATACTCGAATGCTATTGGATTTGTTTCTGAAGAAGAAACACTTAAATCAAACAAACAACCTTCTTTTACAATGTCAAAAGTTTCTGAGCCTTCATACCACACATCAGGTTGTGCGTCTGTTGGAAATGTTTCAAAAACAATAGTACTCTCTGCTCTAAATATTTCAAAAGTAACTTCTACTTTAGACCTTCTTTTTGACGTTGATCCACAAGCTCTTGTACCAGAAGCTATAAAACGTATTTCTTGAGTACTGTTGTTTTTATACCATCTGTAAAAATTAGTACATAATGATGGTGTAATACCATAATTATTAGAAGATGAAATCGCAAGAGTTGGGTCGTATTCGTTTTCTACATCACATCCACCTCCACCAACTTCTTGTTGACCTGTGTTTAATATTTCTTGTACATTGTCTCCGTTCCACCAATCTATAATATCGTCATAATCTTGAGACGCAGTTAGCGTAGATTCTAAATTATACACTCTACGTTCACATCTATTGTTACCTTGACTAGGACCTCTTCTTCGAAATTTAAAATTTAACTTAATCCTACTTCCTGAAGGAATTGTATAATTTATAAAATTACCTGAACCATCATCTTCTCCAAAATTTTTATATGCTAATATAGGGTAGTTATCGTTTCCTCTTACAGTTAAGCTTTGTTTGCCTGGTAAAATAAATGGATTATCACCTAAAGCAACAGAGAAATCTTGAGCTTTCATTTTCATGTAAGTACCTGCAGGAATAGGTACTTCATTATCTTCGTCATCTAAAATTGGAGGCACAATAAAATCTGCCTCTTTAGCTTCTTTTTCTAAAACAGTAGCATAAGCACATCTTAACAAAGAACCACTTGTATCTGCTTTTACAATATACCTATCTCCTGTCTCTACTTTTCTTTGGTTTTCTCCTTCTAATAAAAAGTATGTTTCGTTAGTTGTTGGGTCTGTAAAAAATATATTTGTATAAATTGTTTCATAGCCTTCAGCACTAGGCTTTATTGCGAACTTATATTTTGTTGCCCAGTATGGAGGTCTTTGTTGTGTCGGTATAGTTACTTGAATAGAATTTTTTTGGTCTGAAAACCCACAGGGGACATGTTCAGCATTTAATGGACTTACTAGAGCAGTAGATGCTCTATTATATTCATCCATATAAATTATACCTATCTCATAATCTCTATTACTATGAAGGCTTTTAGTGTCAGATATTTTTTGGTAAGTAACTTCAGCAAAATTCCATCCATAGTATTCGTAAGCATTTTGAGTTGGAGCAGCAACATCGTCTACTCTACGCATAGCTATTAATTCAAAACCAATAGTGTTTGACCCTATAGAAGTAACAATGCCTACTGGTTGATTAGCTGAAGATATTCCACTTTCAAATTTTGTCCAACTTGTTGGTTGTGAAGCATCCAAAATATTAGGAATGTTACAGTTTATTATATCTGTTAAAGTAAATCCATCACAAGAAGTCTCTACTAATGGGTCTGAGTCATATACTGGTTTTAAAGTACCAACACCTACTTTTTCTTGAAAGTCTAAACTTGTGGCTAAATCATATACACTGTTAAAATCTTGTGGTAATACATAACTCCACTCAATATTTGTTTGTGGAGTTGTTTCTGTAGGAGTGTTACCTTGAAAATCTCTATGAATAAAAGAGGCATCAATAGATATTAATGAACCTGCTACTAACTCTACGTCTTCTAGGTCTATAACAAGACCACCATCTACTATGTTTACGGTTGCACCAAAAGTATAAGATGCGTTATCTGTAGAATCTTCAATTGACTCTAAACCTATAAGTTCAGAAATTAGTTCTGTTTCAAACTCGAACCTTACAGGTGAGTCATTAATGTCAACTAAGTTATAGTTTTCAATGTAGTTTCCATACATTAACCTATTACCCATTAAAGTTTGAGATTTTGCAAACAAAGGAACATTGTCATATAATCTTAACAACTCAGACTCTGGAAGTATTGTAAATATTTTACTATTCCTAAATGTAAAAGTATAATTAGTGTTATCTGCTAATCCTAAATCAGATTTTTTAATTTTTTCTATAACCTTAATTATAGTGCCATCGCTATCTTTAAACAACAAATCTATAGCAGTAACTAAAGGTCCTCCTGAATTATATGTAATAATAGCAGTATTAAACCTATTTACTACACCTTCATTTAAATAAGACTCTGAACTAAAATCAAAAGGACTTGTATTAAAAGCTGCATCTGAAAATTGCGATGTAGCTGAGTATTCATCGTCTTGATATTCGTATCTATAAGCAAATGAAATAAATCTTTCTTCTAAATAATTTTCATCTCCACCAGTTGTTGAGGTTAGTTCTATTGTTGGTGCACTATGAGGTGGCTTTTTAATGACTAGAAACGACTCTTCAAGCAAGGCTGCATTGCCATTTCCATCTACCCTTGGAGTTCCACTAGGAATTTCGTAGCTACGGCTTACATTTATAAATCTTGGTGCATTATAATTATCTGTCCAAAATAATAAGCCATCAATTAAATCAATCCCTGTAATAAGATATTTTTCATTTAGGTTTAAAACAGTCTCTGTAGGATTAATTCCACCTTTAGAAACACTAATAACATGGTATATTGTATCGTTGGTTACTGTATTAAAAGAAATAATTAAATCTATTTTTCCTGTAGGACTGTTCCCTAAAAACGTAGGGTCATGAACCCACCAATAAATAGTTTCATTTGCTCCATCATCATATGCTCCAATGCACTTAGCGTTTCCACTTAGGCTTTCCCCTTCATAAGATAATGCTGCAATTAAAGTATTACCTTTAGAATTTTCAACTGCACCAACTTCTGTTGACTCAGATGATCCTAATCTAACATTTACTGCATCAATATATTGTCCGTTAGGAACGAGTCTCTCGTCAACGGATTTATTCATTTTACCTGCTATAAAGTTTCTTTGGAATGTAGCCATATTATTTTATCCACTTGTCTCGACCTCTCAGATTCATTAATAATCTTCCTGGGTGTATATTGCTTAATCTTATTTTTGCGTTTCTAAGGAGTGCTGATTTAGCTTTTTTAGCTCTATTAACAACATACTCTTGTACGCCTAATTTACTATTTAATATTTGATAACTAATGTAGGCATAAACATAATCTTCAAATAACTTATTTACAGTCACCTGTGTATCGTCTCCACTTTCCATTCCATCAGACACATATTCTAATATGCAACTTTCATCAGCCATAGTCGAATCAAAGTTTATAACCCCTGCTTTTTTATCAATTCTAAAAGTAGGATTAGCATTTGCAGTTTCTGTATTGAGACCATATCTAGCACCTACTGCGAAATCAAAATACCAACACCCCTCATATTCGTAGCCTAATAATCCATTGTATGGACTCAAGCTATTTAAATAAATACTTGGTTGTTGTCCTGTAATTCTTGTAAAGTCTAAAGGAGAATATTCTGGTTGTAAGGCTTTACCATCTTGGTCGAAAAGTATTCTACAATCATTAGCTTGTAAGTAAGCTTTGGCAGAATTTACTTGAACATTTTCTACCATAGGTCTTATAACACCATCTTTATAATAAGATATTCTTACCCAATTTACATAATCAGAAGGTAAAATAAACCTAAGCTCTTCACAAACAGTTAACTGTAAAACTTTAACTTCTTTAAAAGCATCATAATTTAATTCTTGAATTGCTCTTTTAGCATGAAAAAGTATCTTATATCTTTCCTCATTGTTTATTAAAGAGTGGTTACCAGAATACATTAACTGATAGTTTACAACTATATCTTTTAATGACACGTATTGGTACGAACCCCAATTAGCATCTTCAGGAGCATTACCTCCATTTTCGTAATATTCGTATTGGCTGATGTATGACATAATTATTTTTCACTATTAATTTCAGTAGCTTCTTCAGCTCCTGCATATTGAACAACTGATGCCTCTCTAATTGAAACTCCTGCGTATTGTAATATTTTCATTGTTAAATCCGTTGCATCGTCTGGAAACAGTTCAAAGTCTTGATAGTCAGGTTGTGTTTGGTCAAATACAGGTTCATTGTTTGTTCCTAAATCTACATAAGTCCATTTTGGAGCTTTAGGATAACGTATGTACTGACAATTAACAGTTGGTAATGTGGCAGGTGTTGGATAAATTGTAGCAACACTACCCTCTGTTGTATATGCAGGGAACATTGTAGATGGTGCAGTTAAAGGAGAAGAATTAAGTAATAGTATTTTACTTTGTTCAATTCTTTCCAACTCTGTACTACCTGTAAATATTTTATTAATTAAATAATAATCACTACCTGTTGTGGAAATTGATGGCAGAAAAAATTTATCTAAATTTGCTCCAACCTGAGATAGAGCAGTCGTTACAGAAAAAAAATCAATAACTTCTACGTATCCTTTTTTTATGTCAGCATAACCTGTTCCAGATGTCCTTTGGTTTTCTTTGTTTACTTGATAATTATATGCGTAAAAATAATCCTCAAACAAATCCATTTGAGCTTGTTGTGCATATAGATTAAAATCTTGTGGAGAGATGTATCCGTAGTTGTTTTTATTTAATACGGCTAAAACCGTATTTCTAATATCGTTTATCATCCTGACTATTATTTACACAAAGATAATCAAAAAAAAAAGAGGTCTTAAAATAGACCTCCCTCCAAATATTTTTTTAATCCAACAATTGTTCTAGATGTTTTAATGCATCTATTCCATCATCAGATTGGAAATAGGATGATACTATGTAAATTGGGTCTTCTCCAAAAGGAATAGTACAAAGTCTTGTTTTGTTGGCTTTGGTGTTGAACCAAACTTCTTTGTTTTTATTTCTGTATTTAATAAGACCTTCTTCAAAGCATTTATGCACCGTTGCTTGTAACTTTAATACTGGATCATTTACAATAGACATAAACTCTTGAGGCTCTCTTTTAGCATAAACTAAAATATCTCTCTTCATTTCATCTGTACTTATCCTTGATGGGTCTTTTGAAAACAATACTCTTGTTAAGGTTTCTAGTTGTGCTATTGATAAAGAACGTGCCTCTATCATTGCATCAAGCTCTATGTTAATAGTTTCAACAATTTCTTGAGCATCTTTCGCTTTGTCTAATTCTTTAAACTTAACGCCATTATGTGGGTGTACATCTAAAAACTTTTGTAATACCTGGTTAGATTTTGGTACTCTTAAAAAACCATCTTCAAAAACAATAGGCTCAATAATTGCATTTTTATCTTGTTCATCTACGAATGGTGATTTTTGATTTCGAGCATAACGTAGTTCTCTGTTTACTCCTGTCTCTGGGTCTACCCAAAGTAATGGAAATCTTCTAGTGTGTCTTGTTGCAAGCATGAAAGATAAAGGTGCTGCATTCCTTGTTAACTTGTAGACTTTGTCTACTCTTTGTACTGTAGTTTTCATTTGATATAATTTAATTTAATTTATAAAAAAGGAGTCTCTTTGAGGAGACTCCTTTTCTTTGATTAGTGTTCTTAGTCTTGGAAGATAAAGAAGTTGTTTGCACCTAAAGTACAAACTGCTCTTTCACTCAAGAAGTTTACTTCCATCGCATCTAAGTCAGATGTTTTTGCACCACCTGCTGAACCAGTGATCCAAGTTTTGTAACGTCTGTCTTCAGTTTCTGAAGCTCTGTATCGAACATGTAAGAATGGTCTCTTAGCGTTCTTTCCAAGGATTTGGTCATAAACAGTTGTAGACCCTGCAGGTACTAACAATCCGTTAATGCTTCCAGTACCATCAACTCCACCACGCATTGTTGGGTCGTTTAGGTATTTCCAATCAGACTTGTAAAAGTCATAACCTCTACGGAATCCTGTGAATCCTAGGTTAAGTGCCATCTCTTCATCATTGTCAAAAAGACCATAAGAAGTTCCACCTGCTCCGTAAGAATTTTGAGCAGCTAACATATCATCGATGTCAAATCCAAAGTCTCTGTTTAAGAAAATTACATTTTCTTCAATAGAACCTTGCTTATCTAAACGTGAAATGATCGCATCAAAATCTGCTAAAGCATTAGGGTTTCCACCTGCCCATACATTTCCTCTTTGTTGTACTACATAGAATACACCTTCAGACCCCTTGTTTCCAACTTGGTCAGAAGTAACTTGTGTAGCAACACCAGAACCTGCTTCAGCAGGAACTGCTTCAATCATTGCAGTTTCTAAATAGTCATCGTAACGTAAACGAGTTTCGTGCTCAGACTTCAAGTACCATAAGTAACCTGAAGCTCCGTTCTCAGTAGTAACCTCAATCCATCCGATTTGAGCCATATCAGAACCTGATACTGCGTACTTATCTTTGATGATAATTGGAGAGTTCTCGAAAATGAAATCGTCAGATTCTAATGAACCTTGCATTCCGTTTGTTCCTTTCTTAAATTCAGAACCATAGATGAAAATACTTGCATCAGCATTTCCTAATCCTGAACCACCTGTGTAACCTGCAGCATCATAGAATGCAACAGTGAATTGGTTGTTTGCAAGGTCAACTGCTATAACAATAGCTTTGAACTCACCTGAACCATCGTTGTTTACAACAACAACTGTCTGACCAACTCTAATTGCAATCTGAACTGTTGCACCAGAACCTGGTTGAACAGTTGAGCCTGCAGGGTTAAGTACGTCATTCACTTGAAAAATTGCTTCTCCACCTGCTACTACTGCAGCAGTACCACAATCAACATACTTGGTGTGAAGTCTTCCTTGCTCTGCCCATTTGATAAGGTCTGAATTAGAAGGCATTTCTGCTCCTACCATTCTAATGAATGAGGAGATTGTTCGGTTACCATATCTTTCGAATTCTTTTTCGTAAGTATCTGGTAAATACTGATTCAAAAAGTTGAAGTCAGTAATATAATTTGAAGCCAAAGGCGTTTGATGCGAGCTAGGCTGCAAATCAAAACCTGGCGTAGCTTGGACTGATCCTGCCATAATTTTATTAGTTTTTTAAATTAATTATTTTCTTTTAATACTTCTAATTTTAAGTCCCTTACCACTATCTGTGTTTAGAGACTTAAACTGTGTTCCTCCTTTACTTGTTACTTCAGGTGTTCTACGTTCCGACATATTAATATTCTTTGTCTTACGCATCACATCTTCAGTAGCATTAGCTTTACCTTGCTCATAAAAGAACTTAGCAAACTTTTCAGGATTCTGTGCAATTGCTACACTCCTATGAAAACCTTTAGAATCTTTTAAAAGACCACTATCATCTAAATACTTGGTTGCCCAACTACCTGGATTTAATGCACTCTTTTTTAAATCTTCTAAACTACCTGGAGAATACGTTATGGTTTCTTCACCTATATTGAACTCAAAACCTTTGAACTCAGGTGTAAATACTTCTAACGTTTTAGAGTCATAAAACTCTTTCTTTCTAGCAGTCTCTTCTTCATAAGACTTCGCATCTGCGATGTATTGCTTATAGCCTTCCATTTCTTTGTCAGAAACATTTGAAGCTTGCGTTCCCCTTGACTCAAGTGGTTGCTTATACTTCTCTTGCATTCCTTTAAAGTAATCTTTTGCTTTAGCAATAGCTTTTTTCTTCTTTAACTTAATTTTCTTTATGTCACCCTCATCATCTAAATCTTCATCAAAAGAATAATCATCCATTAAGGTTTCAATATCCTCTTCATCAAGACCATCTTCGGTAGCACGTAAATAATCTTTAAGTAAAGAATCAGGATTAGATTCATCAAAGTCTTTTTGTAACTCCACAAAATCTTTAATACCTCTACCTGTATCTTTTTTATATTTAAAGTAAGCAGCGACATCTTCAGGTAATTCTTCCTGAGTTTCTCGCTGACTCATTAACTCATCAAATGAATTAATTTCTTTATTATATCTTTTTCCAATATATGAAAGAACGTCTTTATCGTTTAATTCAGCTTTTGGCTCTTCAGCTTTTGGCTCTTCAGCTTTTGGCTCTTCAGCTTTAGGTTGGTCATCATTAGTCTTTTCTTCATGCTTATCTAAAAGCTCTTGTTCTACCTGTTGTACTGATTTTTCTTCACCTACTGTTACTTCTTTTACTTTGAATTCCATATGATTAAATTTAATTACTACAAATATAAGAAAAAAATAATACCGTTTTTAGACATTATCTAGGATCAAACTCTGCTAAATTAAATCCATCAAGACTATCTTCATTAGATTCAAAACGCTGAGGTGGTAAATTATTTTTTCTTTGATTAATTAATCTTGACTGTTCCTCGTTAGCTTGAGATATTCTGGCAGACTTTGCACCTTCTCTTTGAGTCTCTCTTTGGGATAAAGCCTGTTCAGATACGTCTCTAAGTTTCATGTTATAGTCAAACTCTTCAGCCATTAATCTTAATTTTAATTGTGCTTCATTATTTTGTTTTTCTATTTCAAAAGCTATTTCAGCCTGCTTTAATTGCATTTTTCCTTGTATCTCTGCCTGTTGAGCTTGCATTGCCATTTGCTGCTTCATCTCTTGAGACTTTAATGCCTGTTGAGCTTGCATTGCCTGAGCTTGCATTGCTTGTTGTTGCTGCTGCTCTTGTAGTGCTTTACGCTTTACTTTAAGTAATTGATTAGCAAGCTTGATGTTTTTAATCTCTCGTATATCTATAGCATCTTCTAAATTAATGTCTCCCTTAGACAATGCCATTTGTATGTTCGCTTCTAATTGTGCTTTTTGTTCTTCGTCTGGAGCTATTTCAATAAATATACCGAAGTCGTAGATGTATAAGTCTTTTATCTGATTAAGAATACTAACATTATACTTACCTATGGCATTAGCAAAATCATCTTTAAAGTCTGCGTACTGTAATATGTCGGCAACCCTGTAAGTAATTGCTTCAGCTAAACTTCTATATAAATACAAAGAGCCTTCAAGTATATGCCTAGTCGCAACATTAGAATTTAATGCTGCCAATTTCTGTAAACCAACCAAAGAATTAGGATCAGGAGTAGATGCATCTCTAGCTTCATTTAATCCTGTAACCTGCCTAATCATTCCTAAGTAGTGATTATAATTGGAAATCAGCATCTGTGTTTTACTTGCACCAGAACTTGACTGTAGTTCTTTAATTGGAATTTTACCTTGGTTATAGTCTCCATCTTGAGTATAACTTCTACCAATTACAGAACCTGTTTGGAAATATAATCTTAAAGCATCTTCTGGATTGTAAGCGTTTCCTGTTCCTAAGTCTACTTCATTTAATCCATCAGCATCAATATACACACCATCAGGTACTACCCTTGAAATAACTTGTTGCAGTTTCAAGTGAGTTATTTGTATTAGGTCTGCAAATGGAATCATACGTCTAGTTAAAGACTCAATAACCCCTTTATACATTCTAGGAGCTACTGCGATATAGTTTGGTAATGCGTGTTGTTGAGCTGATTTTGGTCGTACCATATTCTCAGCAAGCTCCCACTTTAAAACAATATTAGTTCCCATAACCATAATACCCTCATACCACACATCAATGGTTTTTTCCATCTTTTCAAACCTTCCTTCCTCCATCATTTCGACTGGTGGATTGAATTGGTCATCTTTTTCTATAACCTTTGTTCCTCCGTTTTCTAATATCTTTTTTTTATAAACTACTTTTTTAGTGGTCTTATAATTAAAATACATTAATGTAACAGTGTCTCTATAAAAAATATCATTCTCATAAAACTGAGCCACATTATAATAATCATACCAACTCTGAGAATACTTTGATATTTCCTCTAGGTCCTCATTTGTTAAAGACTGATCAATCTTCATTAACTCAGTAATTGGAAGTGTTTTAATTTCTCCCCAATAGAAACAATCTTTAAAGTGTGGGTCTTCTGTATAACTATAAACAATATTTGCAGGGTCTACATATTTAAGTTCAACACCTGCTCCTGGCAAAAACTCATGCTTTGTACAACCAATACCTAAAACAGTTAAATCATAGTCAACTCTTTTTCTAATATCGTTGTAATGGTTTTCTGCAAAAATAGTATTAATAGCCTCCTCTTCAGCAATCTCTATAGCAGGCTTATATTTAAGCTGCATATATAGGTTTAGCTCCTCATCAGTTTGAGGAAGGTCATCAGGATTCATTACGAAAGGATCAGCTCCTGTTTCTTTTTGAACAATTTGCAATATGTCTTTTGCTGCAGCTTGACCTTGTATCATGTCTTGATACTTACTTCTTTGAGATTGTGACATTGCATCTTCAGCATATGCCTTTACATCAAATAACCTGTCATTCATTCCGTTGACAACAACATCTACAAATTTTGGAATGATAGGAACAGGTGTCCAATCCAAGTTTAAGTAACTTAAATCACCATCAACTGCTAATTCATTTTTATATTTAGCAACCGACTGCTCACCTCTAGCATAAAGACGAAGTCTGTAAAAATCTCTCCACTGATTATAGTATCTACATTGGTTGCCATCTTTCTTAAACCACTCATATTGAATAGCCTGACCTATTTGTAAGCCGAACTCTTCTGAAGCTTTTTCGCTATCAGAAACAAACTGACTTGGAAACCCAACAGAAGAAACATTTATTTTTACGTCTTTCATTTATCTTATTATTTCACTACGACTTCCTTTATTGTTGTACCTAGCAAAGTTAACAATAATATTTGATTGTTTTTTCACAGGTTGATAAAGGTGTCTTTGACAAGCCATTATTGCTAAACCTGAACTAATAGAGGCATCAAACTTTGTTCTATTGCTTATATCAAACTTTGCCCAGTCTTCTAGTGTTCTAGTAAAAGGCATATAACCCATTTCATCTGGACCTATTAATCCTACGTGAGATTCAATATGAGACTCAATAGCTGCTGCGTGAGCCTGCTTTACTGCCTCACTTGAGTTAGGTATACCCCCAAGTTCTTTCTCTGTCTTAGAGAGCTTGTGTTTGAGTTTGTCTGGTCGATTAATACTAAAGCCTCTGTAGCCTCTATTTTTAAAATGATACAGTAAACGAGGTTTATTGTTTTCTACTAATATAGGCATTCCATAGAACACACAAGCCATCAATACTTCCTCAAAAAATATTTCTGCAGTTTGAGGTCTAGCCACATACTCTAAAAAAAACTGATTACTAGGAGCATCATCCATGTTAAATTTTGTAATTCCATGCAAAGCACCATTTGAAGCTCCACCTCCAACTGTTCCAGATATGTCATAGCTATCACAACCAAAAGCACCAAGATGCTCGTTTGCAGGAAAAAAATCACCTCTATGGTTTTTCTTATACCTATTCTGCATATTTTTTTTAGGTATCCAACTTACTAAAAATCTCCCCCTAGTGTTTGGAGTCCATATAACCTCAGTATCTTTGATTCCATTCTTCCAAGAAAAAGACCCACGAGTTAAATGGTGTTCTTTTATAAGCGAGTCGTTGTAATCAATCTGCTGATATATTCGTGTGAGATTAAACAATGACTGCTTGCTTTCATCCCTAAACGCATGAGATTCAGTACGAGGAAATTGTCTGTAAAACTCATTTAAAGCATCAGGATCATTTTTTAAACTTTCAACTTCGTTGTTCCAGTAATCAACAACATCCTCCATAGGCATGCCATACTCATCAATGTATCCTTCAAAGTTCCACTCCATTGGTATAAACAACGAATACAATCCACTTTTTGTTTGACCATTATTACTTCTGTTATTAGGATTAGAATCGTAGTAAAGTTTTTTAAACTCTTCACCACCCTTGTTTAGTGCATTTGATGTTGAACCCATCATGCACTTTCCAATAATTCTTCTACCCAATCTTAAACAAGTTTTAGTGACACGATAATTATTTAGTATATTGTTTGGCTTTAGCCATTTACCACTTTCATCATGTGCTAATAAAAGCAACTTCTCACCATCATAAGAGTTGTCATCTGTATTTTTCCAGTCAATAGTGGTATCTAAGCCTTCCATCTCATCATCATCGACATTATACATATTTTTTTTAGTAATCTTGGATGCAGGAATTCTAAACGCCAACTCTGTTTTAGGCTTATCCATACCATCCTGCACAGGTTTAAAAAAGAAGGGATAGTTTCTAACAATAGGAACAACCTTATCTGTAAACATTTTTTTTGCATCAGAACCTGACTTAGACAAAATACCTATACGAGAGTTTTTAGATATTGTCCCAACATTTGCACACTCTTCGGAAGCCATAAATGAAAATCCAGAACGTCTAATTTTCAAGTATATCATTCCAAAACACCTAGGGTCTGCTTTACATGCTTCCCAAAAAATGTAAAAAATTCTATTTGCTTCCCTGAAGTCAGGATACCCTACATCAATCTTTGTCCACTGAAGATACATGTAGTGTGACCCTGTAATGTATGTGTATGTTTTGTTGTTTACAAACCAGTGCCCTTGTTCTCTTTTATCAAACTCATCCTCAATGTAATCTATCCACTTAGCTTTAAATGTATTTGGTTGCTGATTCCACTGGAATATAGACTGTATTTTTAGTAGTGCTTTAGGATAATTTTTTCTTTCCCACTTAGTTGTGTCTCTTTGAAGAGACTCAGGAGTTTTTGGTAAACCTATTCGTAGTCCATTAATATCATACACCTCGCCTACTTCGCCTGTTTTAGAAATAATAACTAAATCATACTTCTCATCATAACCATATTGCCATGACTTGTTTCTGTTCTTTTTCTTTAATATTCCTTTTGGAATATAATTATCCAGAACTCTGTGTAGATTATGAAGACCTTCTTTCTGCAAATCCTTGTTTGTTGTCTAGTTTAGTTGGACCTCGTTCTTCGATTTCCATTAAATTTTTTTCATTTTCTATTCTAGTCAATATATCAAACGCATCAAATATTGCTAGTTTTTTTGTTGCTGCAGCATTCTTTAATCTGTCAGCAGCCAACTCATCCTCTGGGTCTGGCTTTATAATGTCTTCTTTTGCAACTTTAATAAGCTGCTCTACGGCTCTCATCCCTGCCTGAATAATATTCTTTTTTAAAGTTTTTGAGTCCATTGCGATTCGGATTATATTTGATTCTTGGTCGTTTTTTTCTTTTTGGCTTATCACTCATAATTTTATTGTTATTTGATGGTCAAACATTCGATATAGTTTTTCCCCATCCACTTCAAACTCGTATTCACTTTCAGGTTTAAAACAGACCTTGTCCCCTGGATTTACATTTTGTGAACGCAGATAGTCGTTGCTATACTTTATTTCACCAACCAAAGGTTCTTCATTGGTGTTCTTATATAAATAGTAGTCTTCTGTAGGAAGAGGTTTAGTAAAGCAATACCTGCCACTAGTATTCCACTGCTTGCCATCATGATACATGTAAAACTGATCAGGCTCAACAAAAAATAAATCATCCATAAAAAAACTTCTTCCACTTTTACGTCTGCCCTGCATGTCATTGTAAAACTTAAATACGTTATGATGGACTAATAATTTATCTCCTGGTTTAATAGGACCATCATAAACAATTGGAGTGGCGATAACCTCTGCAATTCGATTTGAAGCTTTGTGGTTTTCCTCTGAAGTACTTGTTATAAAGTCTACATCACTAATTTTTTTAGTGTTGTTATACCTTTTATTGTTTAAGGGTTTGGTAATAAATAAGTA